GATGGAGAACGCCGCGGCGCTGGTGCCGGCGACCGCTGCCGCGAGCTGCACCGCGTCCTTCACGCTCAGCGTTCCGCTCGTAGCTCCGGTTGCCCCTGGCGCAGCACCGGCAGCAGTTTCACCGACCACGCCCTGCGTCGCAGCCGGTGTGACACCGGTTGCCGCGGTGCTGCCCGATGTCGCCGCTTCACCGGCTGCGGCACCGGGCGCAGTGCCCGCAGCCGTCGCGCCGATGGCGTCGATGATGCCCGCCGTCTTGGCGTTCGTAGATAGCGGCTTCTTCTGTATTACGTTGTGAACAGCGTTGCCGCCTGAGATGCCACCGACCGCGACGCCGACCGGAGCGAGCGCAACGTCGGCGAGATCACGAAGCGCGTTGTGGCACATCAGTGGGTCGTGGCCGAACCGGAATACCCGGTGAGAAGCGTGCCTTCGTCGGCGGGCGCTTCCTTCTCGTCACCTTCTTTTTTCTCCGTGAGCACGGAGCGCTTCGCAGGTTTCTTGCGTGATGCGCCAAGCGCCGCGGTGGCGTTCTTCGCTTCGTTTGCGCACATCGAGGGTTTCCTAACTCCGCATGGTTTCACTCGCGTAGGGATCATACTCGCGCGCTTTGGGATCATGGGCACCGGTCGCCGGGCCCACCATGTGCTGCAACGATCTGCTCACCACCGGGAACGCAAAGCTCAACGCGAGTGCGTCGGCGCGATTGGGCGAAGGCAGCTTTCTTTTCTTCATGTCCTTCTTGCCCTCGATCTGAATTTTCCCATCCAGCCGCGGCACAGTCTCGGGGCCAACCAAGTCCTTGTATAGTTTATAGTCGAGCGGAATCGACCCGCCCGCCTTCAGCCAATCGCGCATGTCCTTCCACATCTGCGCACGCTTGTTCAGACACCCAGGATCGGTCGAATCCCCCGCGAACCACACGATCTGCCACTCGCGTCCGAGCGTCTTCCCGGCTGACACGATGCCGGTGCCGTAGCCGCCATCGACGAACACCGCATCGACCTTCAGCTCATCTTCCAATCTCATGAGCTTGTTCGCCACTACTATATCGTTGTCGTTCTTCGCCATCACGTGCAAAATTTTGTAGCTCAATCCTTGCCGTAAGCCGATCACCAAATCATCGTCGCCCTCCCACGCCGGGTCGCACGTGAGTATCTTCGGAGCCCAATCGTAGGCATCGATCTTCAGGTGCCGTCCGTAAGCCGCGTCCACATCCGCCGCGGAAATGTACTGCTTCATCGACATGCTCGGAGCCATGCCGCGCACGCGCACCTTCACGAAATCGCTGTCGATGCCGTACTCGACGATCTGCTCGGCGATGTGCTCCTTGTTGGTGATCTGCACGTCGCGTGAGTCGATGTTGCGCGAGCGCCAGCGCTTGCCGCTGAACGTCCCGTTAAACCACCCCACGTTCCGGGTGATGTTGCCGAAGGCGAACTTCATCGGCTCACCGTCCGTGAGTCCGCCCTCGCTCACTTCGTCGATGATGTCCGGTATGCCCCCGCTCTCGTCGAATAAGTAGAAGCTCGTGGCGGTCGGCGCGTGCTGCCCGGCGAAGGCTTCGCTGTTCTCCTCCCGACACGTCTGCGCGGTGCAGAACCAATTCTCCGGGTGCGACTTGTGCGTCATGCGCATCGCACCCTTGCCGGTGGTCACTTCGAACCAATGCCCGGTGATGCTCCTCTTATTCCATTTCGCCACTTCCGCCCAGGTCTTCGTGGAAAGCTGCTCGCTCGTATTCGCCGTGACCGTGCCATGCGAGAAGGGCCGGCTGCTCATGATGAACTGGACGACCCACGCGGCCAGCGCACTCTTTCCGATGCCGTGCCCGCTGCCCACCGCTTCGCGGATCGCCTTAACCGGCGTGCGGCCGTTGAACTTATTCGCCCGAATCTGCGCGCCGAGATCGTCGAGGAATTCGCACGCCCACTTGTCCGGCCCGTATTCACTGTCGTAGATCAACGACCAGGGCTCCAGCAACTTCACGACATGCAGCTCGGGATCGTTCTTCCAATCGAAGGCGAACATCACGAACCCGAGCGGGTCCGCGTAGAACAGCGCTACGGTGTCAGCGATTTGCTCATCGATGGTGCGCGTGTCAGCCATCAGATTGTCGTGAGCTTTACGCACTTACCGCCGCGGTAGTTCGCATCTTGTGAATAGTTGTGGTGCATCTGGACGCACTCACCGTAGGTCAATGGGGAAATCGTAACCGGGTAGAGCGCACACGGCTTCGCAAATTTCGCAGGCTGGCACAGGAACACGATGAGCAGCCATGTGCTCATGTGTTGGGCATTTTGAAAATGCCGTATATCGTGACGTTGCTTTTGTCGTTCAATAGAAATTGCAAATTGCCGGGTGATACAGCTTTGAGTGCGCGCGAATCGATCACCGCAAATGCGCGACCAAAACTTATTTTTTGTGGAGTTGCCAATCTCGGATTTTTTTGCGCGGGGTTCATTTTTTATTTTCTAAAACCGAATCGCTTTAATACCGTGCGCACCGCGTCGAGCAACTTGGAAACCCCAAAGTGGGTCTCGCGACCGCAAAGGGTGGTCACCCCCTCGCTCATACCAACTCGCTCCCGTCGTCCGCTACTCGCACTGCGCTGCCCTCGATCAGCAAGCCGCGCTCTGCGCTGCGGTCATCGAGCTGAGCAGGAACATCAGCGCCGACGCGTTGCCGGCCAGCGGTGAGCCGAGCGGTGATGTCCACGTTGCCTTTGTGCTCGATCTCCACACGATCACCGTAAATCTTCGGCACAATCTTCGACACGTACCACTTGCGCGTATCGACACGCAGCCGCGATCTGTTGATGTGCTCGTGATCGGTGATCTTGACCAGCTCGCCGGTCTTCTCGCTGATGATGTATTCGCTATCTGCGTGGCGGTCATCGCTGATTAGAAAGTTCTCATCTACCATCGCTTCGGTGCCCGCCACGCGCGCCTTCATGTATAGCTCTGCGAACTGCGCATCGGTGCCCACCCAATCGAACACCGTTGCGCGCTGTGGGAATAGCGGATCGGGCTCGTCGCCGGTGTTGATGAGCCCCGCTTTGCCCATCGCGCATATCTTGGCGACGTGCCAACCCCGCCGAAGCCCTTGCAGGATCAGCGCGCTGTATTTAGCAGTGCGAACAGGGATCATCTGGACTTGAGTCGCGCGAACCAATCCAAATGCTACGCGCTGCTGCTTGCACCTTGGGCACCACCGGATCGGTGATAGCGCAGTGGTGAACGCCCTTCGAGCTACGGTGAGCGCGAGAATGCTGCTCGCAATTTATTGCAAGCAACTACTCCCGGCGCTCGTAGTTGCAGTAGTGCCTCACCGTGGTCTTGGCGATGCCGAACATCTTGGCGAGTCGCCTGTAGCCCAGGTGCTTAGGATGCCCCACCGGGTACTCCTCATGGAGCTGGCGCATCAGCTCGATCTCATGATCCCCGAGCGTGGCCTTTGGGTGCGCTTCACCGTGTGTGTACTTCCCGGTGCGGTGAATCACAACACGCATTTTCTTACGAGTCACCGGAGGGCTCCCGATGAAGCTCCAGCCAAGTTGCAACTTGAGTTGCGAGTTGCACTGCTCCAAAAAATGAATGATTCACGATTTGCAACTTGCAACTTGGCGGGGGGGATGTTAATACATCCCCACCCTTTTTCCAAGTTGCAGTTTGCAGATTTGCCCTGCAACTTCCCAACCCGAGTTGCACCCAAGTTGCACGAGTTGCACAGGGCTACTCGCAATTTTCTACGAGTGATTTGAGCCCGTTCAGTCATGGTGAACTGGCTCCACAATGCCACCATCGAAGCATAGCCGGCCCTTCTCCACCAGCCTATCGAGCGTGGTTTGAGCCACCTGACGGCGCGTATCCCGCTTCCCACCGGCCGGTGGCACACGCTGACTGACCACCGCTTCGATCAAGTCGTTAATTTTTACGTCTTCCCCTGTGAGCCCTTGGAGATCATCGAGCACTCGTAGCACAAGGCGCTCAATATCGCCCAGGGGCGTGCGAGCTTGGGCCGGCTGCGCTCCCGCATCGGTGGGCACCACCACGCAGCTCGTGATGGGGTCACCGTCAGTGTCCGCACCCAGGCTCACCACGTCGAGCTTGAAACCCATCTCTACGTCGTCGCCACCGTCGCGCAGCTTGGTCACGGTGGCTACGCGCTGTGGGCTGTGAGGATCGCGCACGATCTCGAACTCCACGTCTTCAGCCCCGCCGATCCCTGACCAGCCTCGCGCGCCCTTGCTCGCATCTTTCCCCGAGTGGTGGATGAGTGCAATCATCGCTCCGGTAGCAGCTCGCAGCATTTTG